TGTCCACTTGTCCGTAGTGAGCCTCCTGGCATATCTGCTGAGCTAGCTGAATCTGATCCATCTTCCTAAACCTCCTTTTGGAATCATAGTTTGGTTTACTGTTATAGCAAGAGGCGCTAGCCTTGCTATGCCGGTGTGCCTGATTAAGATGTGATTTATAGATTTAGAATGGCGCATAATAAATATAAATTGCAATTCCAACTTGAACATTAACGTATAACCAAGCACCCTGAGCCTTGATAACTGAATATACTTGATCGAGGAACTCGTCAAAGAGCTCCTCCGGTGTAAAGTAGCCAAGCTGTTTTCGCGGCAAGGCATTCATCCCATCAGCAAAACTCAGTATCTGCTCTGCATAATATTTGTCAATTGACACTCCCTTCGGAAGTAATCTTCGAAAGAGACGATTATATCTCTCGTTCTGCGCTCTCTCCCATGATGAGTAAGGATGAGCAAAGTAGAAATCTACACCCCGGGGCTCCAGTTCAGAAGACCTTTCATATTCCGAGCCGTTGTCCGCTGTAATGAACTTAAAGATCTCGGAAAAATGTTCGTCTCCATATTCTTCTCTGAGAACCTCCAGTGCAGCCATTACCGAAGCGGAATCCTTGCCGGCTCGTTTCCAATACCACGGTGCAACTCATTATCGGCAATCTTGCACAGCGACATTCATAACTTCTTGCATGTCTTGATGCTGCATCTTTCCTCAAATTCCGAGATGCTGACCTCTTTCTCTTTCAGGTGTGGTAGAATTATTACGATCCATAGCGACCCCTTGGGGGTTTTGTTTTGATACTTAATTATACCAAAGAGAAATCCTATAGCTCTTATTTATTTAGTTACTAGTGTTCAACTTCATATTACAGTTAACCATCTCTTTGTAGTGATCCGGACTGAAGTTTATGGTTCCTACAGCCGTCATTGTGACAGTGTTGGATTGATAAAAGTCCCGTTTGAGCTTTTCCTATTCTTCATTCGCCATCTTTCTTCACCTCCGTTAATAAGTGTCGCATATACGACCTGATATTTTAACCTCGGTAAAGCGTCTGAATGATTAGTCTTTATCTATCTAGCTTTTGACCTTTCTCACTCTCATAGAAAACGCCACCGATTTTAGGATTCCTAGCAACATTTGCGCCGTCCTCTTCAAATTCATATCCTAATAATTGTTTCATATCCTGCCATTTGAACCACTGTGGATGGCAGCACTTATTACGTTTTCCTGCAAATAATTTAAGTTTTTCATTGAACGAGTCCCACCATGGGGAAGCAAGTGCTGATTCGCCCTGTAAGATCATGTATGCACCAATCTCTGAAGATTTGTTTCGCAGTATATATTGAATGGTTCCTATCATAAAATCAGTGTCACGTGCATTCTGCAATTCAATCATTCGATTAGATGCATTCTTTATGCTATAATCAGGAAATCTTGCTTTTAATCCTCTAACAAAATTTTCCCTTAAATATAGTTCCATACCCTTGCAAAACAATATTCCGCAACAAGAAGCATCTAAATTCGGCGACATAGTATAAACAGGCTTCAACAAATAATAGAGTTTCATTCCCATAAGCAGATTTTTCTTGACATCCGTCGGCAGGTGTTCAAAATCTGATTTAGAGGAGAATCCAAACTGCCTATATTGATCTTCACTTAAATCTTTGTTAAGAAAATTTGCTTCATCAATAGTTGAAATGAACTCATCTGAATCTATATCATATTCAGGTTTACCTCCTTCATTTTCCCCAACCTCCATTACAAAAGATGTTGCTCCTGGCAATTGAGCCGCCTGATTTAATATTTCAATATTTTTTTCTTCGGAGTCCTCCCAACTATTTATTTCTGTTATATTCTCAATGGGTAAAGTATCAATTATGGACTTAGCCTCGCTGACAAACTGATTATTGCACCACACTTTCATATTACCGATTATATAAAATCTATATTTTGCGCGCGTAGCAGCGACATTGACAATATTGCTATTCACAAATCCCTTCACAGCATATCGCTCTTTCACCATTTCATCACATCCAAGCACAAATATCACTTCATTAGCTTCTTTTCCTTGAAATTTATGTACCGTGCCAATATTTGTGTACAACCAGTCATCAAGATACGCACTTTTACCAAGTGCAGAATTTTTATTTCTGTTGGCAAATGTTCCTAAAGCTCTCCTGATTCCCGAAACCACACTTGTAAACGGAGAGATTATATATATATCAGGATATATGGCTTTCTTAAATGCTGCATCGGCCATTTTACATACCAGATTACCCTGTTCGGTGACAAAATGATCCCCCCCACCGTTTTCAGTGCCACCTGTGTTAATCCATTGTGATTTAGAAGCGATAAAAGTATTAGTTTTACTATCAGACGGCGGCAGTGTTTTTTGTTTCATTATGCCATTATATGAAATCTTGTTAGATATTTCATACATCGGAGAAATACATCTTCGATGTATGCATAGTGGACATCCGACCCATTCTGGAGAGTCTGTTCCATTTTCAAAGAACGTACCAAAGGGATTAATAATATCTGCACAACTTTGAGTAGAGAGAGACTTCTTCTTATAATTGGCATATAAAGGTTCTGAATATGCTTCTTTCAATAGCTTTAAATCATCTGTGACGACTGGCTCAATCTGCTTTGGATCCCCTATAATAATACTTCTTCTGGATCTATACAGGGCACCGACTGCCATCTGCGGTTGTGCTTGTCCTGCCTCATCAATAATAAGAGTTCCAATTGCACCGGGCTCCTTAATATCTCGTAGCAGTCGACCAACTGATGCAAAGGTTGAAGATATAACCGGAGTAAGAAGGAATAACGTATTAAATAAGGAGCCTATCATCTGTTCTTTATCATCTGGATGAAATTTTATTCTTTCTGTACCGTTTTCTGTTCTTAACCCCCAGTATTGACCGAGAATATATAAATTTGCACGGCAGCATTTTGAACTTAATAAGAAATATTTGGTTAATTGTAGCGCCATGAAAAACAGTTTTTCTCTCTCTCGATTATAGTTTTCTGTAGTCCACGGGTTTGATGTCTGTGCATCAGTTGACATACTTTTATCATCTGAAAGAACCTTTTTTATGAATGCATCATCAAGAATAAGACCGGTCTTTAATTCTCCTGCTGAGGTAAATTCTTCTAGCGCAACCTCTTTTTCCGTTTGAGCATCGATGTTTCTTTGTTTAGCAGTTTCAATTTCATGTTGTAACTTCAGAGTTTCCTTTTCGATAGCATCTCTTTTTGCAATCAGGTTGTTTATCACAATCTGATCAGCCTTTAATTTTTGAGAGGCCTGTTCTTTTTCAGTGAGGGCTTTTTCTGCTTGTGCATTTACTGATTTCACACTTACTGATAATTCCGAAATGTTTTTCATGCAGTCCTCAGCTCGCTCCCTATAAGCTCTAGCAAGTTCGAGTGCTGCATTATACTTACTTTTTCTAAAAATTTTGGTTAGAAAAGACACCGAATTCTCAGCTTCTGTTGCCAGTCTCCTATATTCCAGTTCCTGATTCGAGACAGCCCTAATATTTTCCTGAAATTCGTTAAGCGATTTATCCAACTGCGTACAAGCTGAATTTGCATCACTCAAACTTTCGGCATCTTTTTCAATGAGATTTTGAGCCTCTACAATTTCTTTATCAATAGCATCTTGTTTCTCACTATTACTAGAAATTAGAGAAGAATTATTTTTTGTCACTTCATTGCTATGCACTTTTGCTTGATTAGCTCTTAATGTTTTATATCCATATTCAGACAATTTACTTTGAATGCTACGAACCTTCTCTAGTTGCTCTATGAATTTTTCTCTTGCTTTTTTATAATGAGGTAGTTGTCCTGTTAAAGATTGATTACTCATCATAAAATCCTGCCATACAGGATTTAAAACATCATAATAAAAACTTTTGATGTTAGACTTCTTTCCTAGTGGTGCCGCAATTAAACCCCATGCATCAGATTCATCATCTCCTGATGCAAGGAATTGTTGGGCATATCCGGTAAAATAAATTTCTGGATATTCTCCGTGCCGTTTAACATCTTTCTTATAGATTTCAACCTTATCCTCGGTTTCTTTTGCTGAAAACAATTTTCGGATTTCTCCGAGTTGTTTTTGCATTTCTTCGCTGTCAGCGTCTGCACCATCTGTCTTTCCTTTTAAACTATCAAGCATGTCGCTTCCTAATGGCAGTTCTTTTGTAATATTCTCAACAGCAGCATTATTACACGATGTTACAAGAACACCATAGTCAGTAATATGTTCATCTTTAAATTTAAACCATTTTGAATATGGAGAACCAGGATATCCATTTACCGGTGCTACATAAGCACCAGTATATGCGCCTTTCTCGAATTTAACTCCTTCAAATGCATCATCTGGGGTTTCGTATCGGCTTAATAGTATTGCTTTTTCAACTATATTACTTGCAATTATTTCTTTTAATAAGGTTGTTTTACCGGTTCCGGGAGGCCCATTTACCGAAAAAATCTTACCATTTTCACTAAAAATCCCACGTGTTCTATTAGATATCGCAAAGTTGATTGCAACTTGTTGCATCAACGCAGGTATATATCTTGATGGCCATTTAGCTATTGGAGCATTACATATGTTGAGAATTTCCGACATTTCACTTTCTAAAGTATCTTCGTCTTTAGGAGTAATAAAATCATGTCTGGACTTCTTTACAAATCCATTGTGAGGTGCGCAAATATATGAAATAAGATCAGAAAGCATACCGGAATTAAAGTCATATTTTTTTTCTTCAATATTGTTTTTAACCATTTTTATATCTGAAGAAAAGAAATCATGGCTTAATCCCATATAATTATCGTCATCATATTTATCCTTTGCTCTTGAATCCTTAAACAGCTGATATTTTACAGTATTATTTTCTTCTATAGCTTTGCCTATAAACCCCGCATAAAGACTACAGATATTATTATAAATATCGTTAATTTTACTCATAGTAACTGCATCAATTTCAAATACTGGAGTCTCTTTTTTAATCTCTTGATTTTGGAACTCATCTGAAGCTGCAGACAAGTCGGCATCGCCTACATTAAAATACCTTTTTTCAAGCTCTTCCAGTGTTTCATTATATTTTTCCTCAGACAAGAGTTTCGAAATCTGAACTCTTGTCTTATCGGACATCTGAGACAAAGACCAAACAATCGTAGATAGCGAAAGGGAATGATCAATAAATTTTCCTTGATTATTACATTGAAAACTCAATACAGGGATGTATTCTGTGTTTTTTTCCGCCTGTTCAAGCTCTACTCCCAACTTCTTTGCAAGTTGTTCAATACAAGTCTGCCTTCTTACCCTCCCTATGAAAAACGTTAAATTCCCCCATGTTGACATTCCACAATCACGAGCTTGTGAAGTAATAATATGGTAAATATCATCATCGTTTTTTAGTTTGTCAAAAGCAAAAATCTGCCTTCTTCTTTGCTTTTCAGAAGGATCGGACTTCTTAAATTTTACCATATCTCTTGTGAGTTTCTTTTCATCTGTGCACATGTCATATGAATCTTGTCCCAGAAACTCGATAGCAAACCAATAATCCAGAACCTTTGATGCTATATCTTTGTTCTCCATGATTGCTTCTCCCTTCTAAAGTATATAAAACGAAGATTTAATCCTTTTTACTTTGTTTCTATTCTCATACCGATCTTATTCAGCTCATTTCGTATAAATTCCTCGACAAACATCTGGAGCTCCCAGATAAAATATCCTTCTATGTTAAGTCCCTGGAACTGAGCCTTTGTTTCTTCTGAAATTCCTTCACCGCCACCAAGTATCTTTATACGATGGTTAAGGCCATCAAGGAAATCATAAAAGTCCCTATCCGAAAGTAGTTCGTCAAGGTAGGGAAGAGTCTGTGTGTGGTCGGAGTTGTTATTTTCAAACATATTTTTTGCTCGCTTTAAAAATTCTATAGATGCATCCGACAATCCAAGCTCTTCATTATAGCTTTTATTCTTTGAACTGATACCGGTAAGCAAATAATCCACAGATACTCCAAAGAATTGAGCTACGCGAAGAAGAACATCCGATGTCGGTATAGTCTGACCCGCGGCGTACAAACTGATTGTCTGCTGGCGTACGCCCACAGCCTCTCCCAGAGTCTTGTATGTGGTAGAATGACCATCCACCGGATGATTTTCAAGTAATGCCCTTAGCGTAGATGGAAAAATATTGTTATATCTTGTATTGTGGCCCAATTGTTTTGCCATTGATAATTACCTCTGAATTTTGTTATAATCACAATTTAATATATTGGTTTCGAGTCGCTTGTGTCACCGTTTGAATTGTGATAAATCAATCGTAACAAATTAAACGTAACTTGTCAATATTGTAAAATCGCTTCTGCGAACGTTGGTTTTATCCATTTCTCGCAGGATTTTGAGAGAAGTCTGACCATGGGGGGGGTGGGAAAGGGACGCAAATGAGAAACAGATAAAAATAGCAAGAACTTAGACGATCACAGAAAAAAGAAGAAATCATAGACAAGAGAAACGTATGCGAAGTTAAGAACTTCACCGCATATAACGCAGTCAGACAGATTAAGACAAGCAGTAAGGCAAACATAATACTTAGATGATCACCTTAAGAAAATCCAATGGAGATTTTGAGGGTGGTTATTTTATACCCGATTTTACAGAAACGGAGGTAAAGTGGTTATGGATAAAATAACCGTGAGCGTCAAGGAACTTGCACATCAGATGGGCATTCCCCTTCCGAAGGTATATGAGAGAGTAAAGCCCCCTGCTTTCCGTCCATCCACATCGGCACAAAACTCCTTATTCCCATAGACGCTTTCAAGGAATGACTGATCATAACTTCCAATAAGGAAGACTGACCGACGCAGAAAATCCGTCGGAAGGGAGAAATGCCGGATACAGAAGCTTATGGGGCATGCCGATATAACAATTACAGCGAATATTTATACCTATGTCGGCAAAAAATTGATTGAAATGCTGCAAGAATTATTAATGACCGCTCAGTGAATTCAAAAAGTGACTACAAAAGTGACTAGTCAAAGGGGCTAAATAGGGGCTAAATGGGATAATATTAATAAATTTCAATAATATTACTTGAAACACAAAAGGCCTGCAAACCGCTTAAATCAAGCAATTTGCAGGCCTTTATCATTGGAGCTGCTGGCGAGAATCGAACTCGCAACCACTTCATTACGAGTTAATTTTTAATCGTGTATTTTTCAATGCTTACATTGATTATTGCAACACGTTTTATCAAAATCACTCTAATTCACATCCTCTTGGTTTTTTCGGTAGCATCTCTATCATTATCATTCTTTGCTTGATTCCGTTTTTGCCACCCAAACCTTCATATATTTCAAACCTTGATTTCAGGTTCTCGTATTCGTCTAGATATACAAAGCCTCGATTTATAGCTACATCGCACATTGGCTCTAGGATATCGTGGAGAATCCACATCATGCCCTCTACAAGGCATTCTCTCACGCTGTCTTCCGCTTTTTGTTTCTTTATCAAGTACCTTATGTACCCTCCTAGCATACCGACAATAGCTCCGATAATCAAGTCAATAATTGTACCCATCGCAGAGTTGCATGCTGTTATCATCATTTGATATACACCTTGCTTCCCTGACGAGTGCAAATCCATCCTGATGGAATTCGCATCCAATCTCCTCGCATTTCTAAACAGGTTACCTGAGTACCTGCACGCAAGCAAGCTAGGCTTCCAGCGAGTGCGTGTCGCTTTCCGTCTGTGGTCAACTCGGAATATGCTCGCTGCCTATATCCTGTTCCCGGACCAGTTCTTACGCGCATATCAGAAATTAATTGATATGTCCTGCCTACAGCATATGCACTCGTGTTGCTAGGTGTATATGTCGGTGCTGATGTTGCTCCTGTTTTCGTGAGGTAGTCCATGCAAACCCAGCCGCCAGCTCCTACGGATCTACCCCAGTTGCCGCTCATTTCTACAATTCGAAGCGGTGTACCATTTGATAGCGTAGCTATCCTTGTATAGTTTGTTCCAGGCCCTTTTCTAACGTTAAGGCCTGTGGATGAATTGACCTTGTATAATCCATAATTTCCTGAACTGGAACTTGGCGGTACCGTGCTCACTCCGTCAAAATTTGGTCTCACAAATCCTCTTATATATCTACCGTTGATAGGTACGCTTCTATATCCCACAACGGACGATGCACCCTTGTTTCCTTCAATGACGGTAATCATTCCGCCACCAACAGATACGACCACGCCTACATGGTCTGGTCCACCTGCATTATCGCCGTATCCGGAATCCTGCCAATCATACAGGATTAGGTCTCCGGGACTCGGAGTATATGAATCGCTTTCAATCCATATACCCATCTGCTTGGCTTTAGAAACCATTGTTCCACAATTTGCGCTGACCGGGATTAGATTTCCAATTCCTAACTCGTATGCCCAAGCGGACACAGACGCAGCGCACCACGGCGCAACATAGTTCATTGGCCAGCCATCTGGTTTATGCTGGTTAAAAATATCGATAAGGCGGCGGTGTTTAGCTGAACCTCTAACCGCTCCGAGGTAACTAACTGCCGTCTGTACGAACTGCTGCCTAGTTGCCATTAGCCTTTCGCCTCGCTTTCCTCTTCATCCTCGTTATCTTCGTTTGTCTTTTCCTCGTTGCTAACCTCTTCATTTGTATTTGCCTCTTCGACAGGCTGTTTATTTACATAGTTATCAACATGCTGTACGTATTCGTTTATTTTTTTAGCTTCCTTTAAGTAATCCAGCAACTCTTGTGATTGCTTCGCCTCTTCACTGTAATTGTGATTGAAGTAATGATTCACCGCATACGATATCGCAAACGCAATTACGTATGCCACCTTACCTATCACTGTGTCGCTAATTACCGGGACGTTGACTCCAAATACCATTAGTACAGCGATTACGCCTGTGATGATCATTGCAATGCCATCTCTTAGTTTAGTTCTTTTGTTTTTATCCATATGTGCCTCCTACACTTTCTATAAATTCTGCTTTAATAATTTTAAAAGAAATGAGGCTGTCATTTCGACAGCCTCACAATTTACCTTCTTTTCTTCTTCCTCTTGTTCCTAGTAGCGTATTTATAGCTTCTCTTTATAACAGCATCTGCAGTATACTTGCGATCTCCTGGGTATAGAGCTTCTATTTTTTGTGCATACACTCTCGCAGTTTCAACATCTCCGCGAGCAAGCGCCTTGTTGATATATGGATAGTAGCTATACCTTATGCTTTGTTTTGCACTATATAACACCTCTTCACGTTGGAAATCAACATTCGTCGGATCTATACGTTCTATCTTTGCGAGTTGCTTTTCAACCTTTAAGTTGTTTTGAGCTTTTAAACCATCAATAACTCCTTTGAGATATTCCTTTCGTATCCACTCTTTCGATTTTTCCATTGCTACCTCAGAAGTATAGCGCTCTCCTTGAACTTCGATATTCATCTTGTTGAATTTATTTGCGAGCTTTTCAGCCTCTGCAGTGTTACCTTTCATGAGAGCATTCTCAATCTTTTTGAGCTGATCGGTTTTCACTTTATTAATTCTGCTTTGGAAGTATTCCTCTGCATCCAGCATACTATTTCTTGCCGCAAGACTCTTTGCGAGTTTTTCAGCCTCTTCATTCTTTCCTTTCTTGATAAAGTTATCCATTTCATCATTATGATTTCTCTTAATGCGATTAACCGTTTCTTTATCGATTCTCTCTCTCGTGTATTCTTTATCGTTTTCAAGAATGTATTTAGCTGCCTTTTCTCTCGTTTCGCTATCGTATTTTTCGGAGTCGGTCGCAACGCTTTTAAAGTAACCTTTATTACCCTTGTATGTTTTCTCAATCTTCGAGAAGTCCATTAGTAAGTCTTGCTTTGTATTTGCACCGGTGAAATAGTCGTGTATTGATGCTAAATATGCAAATGTGCCCTTTAAATCCCTATAAACTACATCTACAGGAAGTCCGAAGAATACACCTGCTGCATTAGCAACCTTTTCAAGTTTTGTAACTAAACTATTCTTAGGATCTACACACGCCTTGTATGCGTCGCTAATTTTTACAAATAGAGACATGTCTAATCTTGATGGTGTATATCCTTGTAGTGCTGACTGGATATCCTTTCCCACAGGCAGCATAGCTATAGGATTTAGTTCCCCAAACAGATTTCCATCTGTATGGAGTTTGTTTTCCCCTAGAAGCGCATCAAGGAATCGTTCGACGAAATTCTTATCCTTTTTATCATCGTCTGCAATGTGTCTTATCATAGCGTCATAAACAGATTTCATAACCGCCATTGCTGCCGCCGACGATATGAACCAACCAAACTGTTTTGCGACTAGCTTTCTAGCTTCTGATACATTGCCCTCATCATACATCTGCTTTGCAATTTGCGTATTGGTAATGAACAGCGACAGCGTTTTAGTTGGCTCTGATAAGAATGCTGTTAGCACTGATGAACCTACATCCTTTTGCCTCATTAGTTCAGATCTTGATAGTACAGAGTCGAATACCTGAGTTCTATACACAACTTCTCTAAACTGTTCATTTACTGCTTGCCAGTATCCTTCGTCTCCTTCATGAATATTCATTGTTTCTTCAACCTTGAGCTTACAAGCGCCCCAGATTTTACCCCATGTCATGTTATCAAGGAAGCCGTACATATCAAGTGTTACTTTCTCTAGTTTATTTTCCTTGTTAATCATAGCGTTGGTAAGACTTGGTCCCACATCCGTCGAATAATAGCCTAGGTCTTTCCACACAGCGACACCTGAGTGTTGCTGCATCTCTTTTACCGCGTCGCGTGAATACTTGCTCCTAGCTAGATATTTTGGATTTATCACGGCGGATGCTCTAACGATTGACATAGGCTGCTGCATGGCTACTCTTCCGTTGGCTGCAATTGCAGCACGCTTTGCTGTTCCTATAATCTTAGTTGTGATAGGCATCTCGCTTTTTGCGATATTGCCGTTTACATCCTTTAAAAATTTCTCTATGTATTCATTAGCCTCTCTACCATATGCACGCTCAATCGCCTCTCTAACAGAGCCTTTAATTACGCCATCTTCTCCATAGTCTCTGTAGTTCCACACGTTCTCTAGGTCTTGTAGCGGCATAGATAGCGCCTGGTACGCACTCATAGCGCTTATATGGTTTGATGCGACACTTAATACGTTATCTAATACAACCGCATTCTTTGCTGATGGTTTCGTTTTCTTTGCAAATCCTGGATTGATAATTTTAGTTACCGCTGCCTCTTCAACATTAGCATCTACAGTCTCTCTCGCAATTTTGATAGGGAAATAGTTTTCTTCTGTAAACTTGTTATATCCCCATACTTTCATAGATACTTCATTTCCCCAATCAGACACCGCTGTATTAAGGTAGTGCTGAATCATTTTTGCGCATTTTATTTCTTCCGGAGATAAGCTCTTAACGATATTTATAATATCACTATGCGTTATCTTTTCTCTCTGCATGGAGCTTTTTCTAAGTACAGTGTTTTTGCCGAGTTTCTTCGGTTTAACTTCTGCAGTCTGAATACCGCCAGTAAGAATGTGTTCTAACGCCTGCTTTCTTTCGCTGAGAAGGAATAGTGTTACCATCTGCCCATGAGTTAGGTTTAAGGTTTTCCCTGATTCCAGCTTAAAGGATTCTACTTTTGAATCTTCCCAGATAGTATTAAATGCATCTTCTCCTACAGCTTCTTGAATTCTCTGAAATTCATTTTGGGCGCTCTTAACATTCATAGCGTGATCATCAAATCCGATTGTTATCTCTTTAAACAGTTTGTTAAGCGTGCCACCCAGTACAGCAAACCTATCTGCAGGATTAATGTTCCTCGAGAATATGAACTTGGATACAGCACTAGCTCCGCCAGCATAGCGATTCTTTTCTGCCTTTTTACTGAGTTCGTTAATTACTGCGTTTCCTGTTTCACTGATTGTTTTGTACTGGTCATACTTAAGCATATCGTTATGCTTGTTGACAATGCTATCTAGACCTCTAATAACGTCTCTCACGCTTTCGATTGTATCGGCATCCATATCAACAAGCCTTGATTCTTTTAATGCTTCTAGAACAGAATCAATTTGATTCATGAAGTCCTCATCTTCAACAAAGCTAAACGTACTATCTCCATCGTTCTTTTCTTCAAGAACTTTGCGATATTCGTTTTTTAGCTCCATGAAATTTTCATAGGTCTTGTTATATCCGTGCGTTTCATAGAACGCATCGCCACGATCTGTAGAAAAATCCATTTCATGAAGAACCTTTGCGATAGATTTCCTGAACTCTTCCGGCATAAACTGCGTATTAGTAGGTTTTAACAGCTTGTTTGATAGCTTATTTGAGTACCACTTAATGCTATTAATTGCCTTACTCTTTCTGTTCAGTTCGCTACGTTCTTTTCTTAGGTCTCGTTTTAGCTCACTTACTGACTCTCTTTCTTCTTTAATAGCACTTTCGAGTTCTTCTATAGCCTTGTCTTTTTCTGCTATTTCCTCTTCATGTTTCTTTTCTGCTTTTTGTCTCTTTATAGTCTCCCTTTCTTTTATTTTGTTTCTCGCTTCTTTTACAGCTTCTTTGAGCTTTTCCTGCTGCTTATCTGCATAAGTCATTTCTGGCTTCATGGAAATAGCGTTGTCTAGTATTAATTCCGTGATATCACTAGCAACGTTTTTATATTCGCCGTTAATTAGACCATCTGTTTCTGCAGATGTTTCAACCATATCTACAGCATTACACAGGTTCTTTACAGCCTCTTCTGCGTCTGATGCATCTGATGCGAATAGTTCAGGGTATTTCTCGCCTAATTTATTCTGGAAGAAGTCATACACTAGTTCAGCAGGCATTGTATGCTCACTGTTGATATCTGTTGTAAATCTTAACGCGTGACCATATCTAGCCTTTAGTTCCTGGTAATTTAGTTTCTTTGCTAGTTCTGGAGAAATATAAATTTTACCTACGCTGAGTAGATCTATTACTTGCTTCTTTGTTTGTAGGTTTTCCTTTATATTATTCTCGTTCGAATTAAGGAGTGCATTCGACAGCCTCGCAGCTGCAGAATATGCTGCACTAGCGTTTGGTGTTGCCTGATGTACAGCAGACCAAACCTCTTCATAGATTCTCATAGCATCTTCTGCCGGCATCTTTGAACCAGTGTCATTAATCAGCTTGTTGATAAGCTTCTTTGACTTTGTTTGTTCTGGCTTATTCATAGCACTTCTTTTCATGCTAGCTTTCAGCTTACTGATTCTTGCCTCTTGCTTATCTGCATAAGTAACAATAGACTTAATCTCGCCAAGGCTGGCTTCTAAATTAGCTTTAACATCCTTTATTAGTTCATCTTCGTATTCAGCAATTTCTTTTTCGGTGTACTGAGTTAGATTTGCACCGCCATCAAAAAGATAAACTTTATTATCTTTTACCGATGCATATTCAGCAATTGTAGCTAGAGCTGTAACAAAGTCTGTAACATCGTCTAGACTTCGTCCGTCAACCTTGATAGTATCTCCGAACAGCTCGTTCATTTCAGATAGCATGTCATCAACTGGAACAGCGTATTCCATTCTATCGATATTCTTATTAAGTTTTATTTTGAAAGCACCATCGATATAATCTTTAAACTTCCCAAATGTACCGTATCTATTCTTGATTTCTGCTTCTAAATCTTCATCGATAGAGATAGTCATATTATTTAGGTATCTCTGTACATCCCTTATTTCTGGAGATATGCGATTAGTCTCATAGGTATTCTTAACAATCTCTCTTGTTATTTCGTTCAATAACCTCTCTTTCGTTGCATCATCACCTGATTTAGCTGCTTTATAAAGATTGTGATAGTCGATGCGTAAATCTTCCGCTTTAACATCTGAACCGACCTCTGTTATTAGTTCTTTTAGGTAACTAACAACAGATGACCTTTTAGGGATTGTTCCTTTCGTTTTAGTCTGATTTAGAATCAGTGCATCGATTTTCTTGTTAAGCTGCCTGATGGTGTTAGAATCAGCTTGCTGATTGTTAGGGATATCGAAGATGCTGTTTTTTCTCTGGTACTTTTTCTTGACCTCTTCATCATTTTGTGATAGATTAACTTCACTAGAATTGTACTCGGCATTTTGAATGTTGCTCTTTGAAGCAGCTGCGCCGAGATGAGTTCTAGCTTTTTCATTTTTCATAAAATGAGTGCTATATATATAGTTTCCATCCACTTTCTTTTTTACATTGATTCGAACCCTGTATTCAGCTCCATCGATGATTATAGTCTTTTTAAAGTAATCCCATCCAACTACATCAGGTCCATGTTTTTCATCATGATCTTCACTAGAATCATAATACTGAGCATCTTTTAAAACATTTAGCAAGTCGCCTTCAATCATAAGATTTATTTTCTTATTATATGTTTTATGTGGCTTTGTCTTTTTATCTCCGTATATATCTTCTCCTAGGAATTTTTTATCAAATTTCGCATCATATTCTTCTTCTTTTGATATAAAGTGAACCTTTTCAATTTTGACATCTGCTTTATTCTTATTTTTCGCAAGAGCTTTTTTATCTTTTCCTGAAAGTTTTGCAACCTCTGTTGAAATAGAATATATTTCAACGCCATCTTTATTTTTGCCTTTATACATAAACTTGATTTCATCGTTGTTATTGATGGCCTCTTCAAATTTATCTATTTCAGGATTCATTAAAGCATCAGTCCACATCTCTTGTGCCTTTTCCAGAATTCCTAGTTCTTCAAGCCACTTACCGCGGTATTCCCCTTTTAAAGCGGTTATAACATTCTTACTTAATGTGTTTAGCTTATCTACCGTAGACTTAATAGCCTTGAGGATTGTTTCTCCAAGGCTTCTATTTTTTTCTACAAGTGTTTTGACTGCTGCCTCTGCATCTGCATCGCCTTTCCAGAATACGTCTGTGGCATCTGCTAGTAATTCATCTTCTGCTTCGGCACGTGATATATCCTTGTAGTCATTCATGTATTTGTTGAGTTTGTTTTCATACTCAGCAAGATTTGAGTTATAGAATTCATCAAGCACGTATTTTTTAAATGCTGCATACTGCCTAGGTGAATTAACCTGGATATGGTGTGTTACCTCGTGTTTTAGAACATCGATAACCGGGCTATCTGATTTCATGGAAATATGGATAGTTCCATTCTTGTAATAGCCGTTTACTTCCTTATCTTCGGAGTCTTTGATATTCTCTTCAAGAGATATTTCAACGCCAAAAGACTTAGCGAGTGTTCTGTATGCGTTAATCATAGAACTACTCATACTTACGTTCTCACCAAGTGTTACTCTTCCGGCTTTAAATCCTATCGGTAGTTTAGATTTCTTTGTAATGATGTTGTTATCTTCTCTCTCGGCTTTTCCTATCTCATATATCTTTTTACGGATATCTGCAGGTACTAGCTCACTTTGGAATATAGCCTTGTCAAGATTCTTGTAGTCTAATCCTCTTCTTCCAGAATCGTAGAAGTAGTTAAATGCGTGTGCATAGTTTATAAATTCCTCGCCTTCCTTCACATTCTTTGCGCCTTCGTCGAACAGCTTTTCTATCTCAGGGTTTGTTTTCATGCCAATAGATGCTAGCATTTCTTTTTTGGCTGCATCCTTTGCTTTTGGCAATATTTCTTCAACGTTGCTCTCGTATCTCGCTCCCATAAATGAGTTTAATTCTTTCTTGAAGTGCTGCGTTTCTCTAGCACCGCCCATTATCATTCCATTGTTCATTCTAGGCAACATTCCTACATTTAAGTCCTGTGTTGTCTCGTTTTGGATTAATTCAAGAGCTGGATTGTTATCCACTGTGAATAGTACATTTTCTACATCTGCGCTGCTTCCTGTTCCCTCTAATATTCTGGCTACTGGGAATGATAGTTCGTCCACAGTCTTTTTAGGAGTATCTGCTTCATATAGATACTTCCTTACTTCCTTTTCTCTATTCGCAACCTTTTGAGTTAAAAGTACGGATGCCTTTTCTCTATCATAGTCAGTATTTAACCCTTTTTCCGATCTGATAATAAAACTACCGGATACATTCTCTGCGCCTCTTATGCGCGACTTCTTTGCAGCGCTTAAGAGCACCTGATCATGTTCTGTTAATTCTCTTCCGGATTCAATTTTATGTTTTAAATCCAAAATAGCGTTATTCAGAACTTTACCGCCCTTAAGCCTGTTCTTGTCAATCGATCTAGCGAAATTGTTTGCACTGGACTTTTCAGACATAGCAAGACCTGCCTGTAGTATTTTTTCTTTATCTTCTGCAGACAGTTCAATATCCATATTTACTCCGCTAGGTCCACCAACAATACCACCTATCGCTGTACCTACTATCCCCTGGTACACAGCATCCGCAAGGTAGCCTGTAGGATTTTCTGCGATTTTCTTAAACGCATCAGGATCGTAAAATCTATCAGATATTGGCTGGAGAATTGCATTCATGAATTCTTCTACACCTTCGGATGATGCAGCTAGACCAAGCTTAATCGCTTTATATCTTATCTCATCTGCCGCAGTTCCCTTTGCAAATCTAGCAGCCATTTTGTTAGCAAACTTTTCAGCACCGTTATCTAACAGTCCTCGACCGGTAGAATTCCTCATAATATTTGAGGTACTCCACATTTTTTCAGTTCCGATATTGATTCCTGCGTTTGTTAATCCTGTGCCCCACTGAGCATATATACCAGCACCTGCAGCTCTCGCATCTCCTGCGCCTTGTCCGAATGCGTTTACGCCCATTACAGGGAGTATTCCTACACCTGTAAATTTACCTACAGCTAAATCAGCAAGGAAACCTAGTGTTCCTTGCGCAATATCTATAGCAAACTTCTGACCAGCGCTAGGCTTTTCAATTACGCCCTCTCTTGGTTCGTTGCCGTTTTTATCTTTTAAGTATAACTTCCTCTTAAACTTACCTGCTTTGGTGTCATACTGCAGCTCTGTTTTATAAATACCTGCCTCTTTCGCCATGTAGTTAAGCGCTTCGGCTTTTTGCCTCGTTTTTTCTACGTATTTATAAAATCCACTAAATGCATCTCTAGCATCTTTTGAAAGTTTATCAGCGTCTAGCATTCCATTCTTGATGTATCCTAGTTCGCTGTACCTCTTTAGATCCTGATGCATACTCTTAGGATCGAGTGTAGGTGTTGAGGTAATCGTCCACGCTGCATTTAGTAAATCTGATTTTTTAGATTCAGCCAGACCTCTAAGAGCGTATTTCATTCTTTCATCGGAATTGTTATTTACGCCTGCCATCTGCGTATTATTGAATATATCATTCGCACGCCTTACAGGGTCTTTGCTTACATAATGCTTGTTATCTCCGTAGACAATTCTCTTTACTGCTTTTCTTGCAGCTGCTCTTGCCTCTGCAGGTGTATTTCTTCTAAACGCTATAGGAGCGTATCCCATTCTAGCAGCCTTTTTATACGTTTGAGATTTAACCGACTTACCTTTTTTAGCCTTACCTGTTAAAATCCCCTTCACTGCATTCTGGGCAATTTGAGCAGCAACACTAGGAACATATGATACAACTTGTGTTGATTGCTCTTGATAACTTCCACCTCTTCCTCTTCTTCCTTTTCGGCCGCGTCTACCGCCCCCAGAGCGCCGACCTGCTCTAGAGGCTGAGTCTTTTTTTAACTGATACTCTCTTTCCCAGTGTGAGTCGCTCACGCTGTCTCTTCCTTGCTGATGGCTAAAGTTTCTCTCCCAATGGCTATCCGACACATTGTCTCTCTGCTTTTGATAATCAAAATTTTTATCCCAATGTGAATCAGCAACGCTGTCTCGCAACTTCTGGTAATCAAATGTTTTATCCCAGTGTTGATCAGCGACATTGTCTCTTCCCTGCTGATAATTAAAGTTCCTCTGATCAGTAAATCTATTGAATGCCGAGTCGTCTAGTGACTTCATAGTTCCAAGTAGATTTAAGCCGTAGTTTCTATCTGCGTTAAACCTGTCATACGCCAACCGTTCAAGCTCTGGTATCTTATCTGTTAAAGCTTGATTGTACTGATTCTGTGCCTGTGCCGCTGCACTTACCGCATAAGAACTAGCCCTACCACCTGTTAATGCTGCCTGGTTTGCAATTGTATTTTCATTAGCCCTGTCACCTAGTCTTGCATACTCTTTAGCAAGTGCCTGATATGACGCATCTGTCATAGGATCGTACTTAAAATTAGCTGTGTTATCCTGTGCTTTCTGAACAAGTGCTGCAATCTGCTCGCTGTATGCGCTTTTAAATGGATCTTTATTTGCCATGCCTTCCTCCTGGTTTTCTTTTTTTATTACATATTACACTTGTGTTTATGATTTTTCGCTCTCTTCATAATGCAGAAAACGCCACCAACTTAACAGTTGATGGCGTTTCCAGTACATCCCACTACAGCATGGTAGTCGATTAGCAAAATTATGATTCGTATATAAATAAATCGCTTTGAGCTTGCCAGGACCCTCGCCTAACTTCATACACATGTCCTGCCACTACGGGCACTGTTATCGTACCATAGTGTTGGTTGTACTCTATAGTGTGCATTCCGATATATGCATCAATATTTTTGTCTTTGATGAAAATATATGCCGAGTCAGCTTGCGCTCGTCCAGTGCATACAAGCGTTCCATTCTGCGGCGCAGTCCACGTACCGCCTAGTGTAACGCGTTCTTGGGTTTTTGTTCTACCCCCCCCATGTACTATACCTATCATACTACCACCTCCTAGATATACTCAATTACTACCTTGATATCGCAATTTCTCCACTCTGCGCCAGATATAATTTGTAAAATATTTCCTTTGATTACTGCTGAAATTCCCCACTCTATGTATCCGCCATTGCCGTAATTTAGCATTGGGTAAGAGAGTGGCAACACGTAACCAGCTTTATAGTGTACTACTCCAGTTATAGATATAATGCGAGAAGCAGCAATATCTATCGTTTCTATATTGTTTTGTCCTACTGCGATATTAACACTTTCTTTTATGACAACTTTTCTTTGCGTTGTTGCCGCATTTACCGCTCCTATCATTAATTACCTCCTGCAGCATTCTGAGCCTCTAGGCTCATAGATTTTGTAAACTTGCAATTGATTCTGATATCTTCTTTAGGCTCTCTCGTTAGGTATACCTTAAGGTAGATATCGTTAGCTGATTGCTCATACAGTCCAGACTCTGTGTTTGTCTCTAGTGCACATATAGGATATAGTTCCGGGCAAATCTTTTCAGGATATAGCTCTGGGAGCCATTTCTCATCCATTTGTTCTCCTACCATATCTCTAGGTAGTGCTAGTTCAAATATGTATTTCGCTCCAGGAAATCTAGTTGAATTCATTAACGCAGTGTCTGTAGTAATTTCTATATCAATAATTACCACCCCGTTTCTATGCCCTCTAACAGGACCTCTGAACACTGTTTCTTTTTTGAATTCCGCACCTTTCGATACAATCATATCGAGATCACATTCAAACGCATCTCTTTCGGATGGTTTGCCAAGTGCAAACCCCCTTCCGGTCATTCTGAAATCAAACAGTTTGAAAGCAGATTGGAAAAACATGTGGCTCACTCCGTCACCACCTAGTCCATCTGATGCATACAGTGCAAAACTGTGTGTATACGATTTATTAACTGCCACAGTTACATCATATGTTGATGTAACCCACCCAGATTCATCAGTATCTGTTTTGATTAGTTTTGTGGTGATGTTGGTCGGTTTGTAAGCTGATTCATTCGACCTTTTGATTTTGCCGGATAAGGTTATTTTATCTACTTTCTTTGCAGCGCCACTCACGTTTATAGGGAACCACCCAACTTGAACCTGTGCAGTTCGATAGCTTCCGCCTTTTTTCGCCGTTCCATCTGCATTTGACTCGTAAGGATTTTTAACTACCGTGATTCTTGGTTCGCCATAAAGCGCCAATTTTGTAATACATTTACCACTTTCATTTAATGCATTCTTTTCGTTTGCAGCGCTGATGTATGCTATTAGCGGTTCGTATTCATGATATGCTGGCGAAAAATAGTGAGTCGGCACTAACACATCTGGGAGTTCAAATCTATAATTTAATTCATCTCCGCTTTCGGTTATAAAATATGAATTTGGACTCTTTAATTCATTCACGTTTATTTTTTTGTTTTCACAAATAGTAACTGTTTTTAACCTTACCTCTTCATCGTAGGTTGACGCATACAAATAGTAAGGCTTCATTTTATCTGTAAGCGTGCCATGAACCACTGGTGTTACCGTTGAGTATCCTGGTATAATGCATCCGTATCCCTCTTCAAGAGAGCTGTATTTTTTATCTACCGGGATGAATTCATATATGCATGTATTTGCCATTAATCTTCTACCTTTCCAAATGATAAACTGCCTGTTTCGGTATCAGGCATGAACGCAAATTTGCCAAGCTTTATACTGCTGAGGACCTCCGCATTTTGTATATACAGTTTGTTATCGCTCATATACGCAACTTCTATTCCTTCTTGCATGAACCTCAGTTTGTCATTATCTAGATTCACGGATATTCTGTTGCCGCTTTTGCCTATAGATATCCCGTTCTTATCTAGCCTTATAGTACTTATAATCTCGCTATACTTTTTATCCGAATCAAACTTTAGATCATTTATGTTTTTGAGAGCTTCGCTAAACTTAACATTTACAGCATTATCCGTTTGTGTTATTTGCGATTCAATATTAGCAATCTTGTCGTCCATATCGGCTGATGAGTAATACTCTGTCTTAATCTTCCTGGATATGCTATCCGCTGCATCTGCGATTTCTTTTTTCGTCTGTCTGCTTAAATCTTCGAGTTGCTTTAGTGTATTTTGATGATTTTCTAAAGTCTTGATAAATGCATTTTTAGCTGCAGCATATGAGCTTGACACCTGAACATCCGAGTAGTAAAAGCTCCCATCTGAGAAAACGCTCTGGTCTACATAGTATAGGTTGTTTGTACTCCCTTCTATATAGCTAGGTTCCGTTATAGTCCACGGTCTAAGCGGAACTTTAAGCGCTGGTTTCTCTGGGGTTTCTACCGCTAAATAATACCATCTAGTATAGGAGCTTACGCTTACACCATTATCGCCTTTGACTTTCGTCCACTTATACGCTTTAGGATCTGCGCTAGCTACATCTTTAAAATCTGTGTAGATTCCTATATATGTTCTTCCGGTGCTATCCGTGGTGCTAAATCCTACTGCGCCATCTCCGCTACTTGCATAAGCGATATGGACTCTGGGTGCTTCTTTATTCACCTTGCTTTCAGATGTTTCTTTTTTCTTGCTTGGTTCTTTTGATACGTTCATGATTTCCATGAGTACTTCATCTGCGAGTTTTCGTAAGTTTTCATCTATCGTCCTGAGTGCAAGGCTTTCATCTGACATATCTGTTCTATTTGGTACAGTTATCATGGTCTATCACTCCTACCTCTATAGTATCTTGTAAGCGATTCAATATCTGTCCTTCCCACGCCCTCAATTTTTATAGAGAACTTCGCTTGCCTATTAGGGATAATTGGAACACTAAGTGTTTTCCCTCGCTCTGTTTCGCACTCGTATATTGGCTCCCATTCACCGTTACTACTTTGAGTACTTATTCTTAGTTGTGCTCCCGGCTGCATATCTAGTCTCATATTTATTTTCTTATAAGACTTCATATTCTCTACAAATTCATCAAATGGTCCGAACACAGCAAACCACTTAATATCATCCTCCGGACGCTTTCCTGTAGTAGTCCAGATATTGCCATCTGCTATGTATATAAGCTCGTTATTCACATTGGCAAAGGCTGTTACTTTTGTTTCATCTTCTTTATGCCACAACCTACGCAGTATATCGTAAGTAAAGATGTTATATTTGTTTTCGTTTTCATTCAGCATTGAAATATAATACTTCTTACCGTTACTTCCGCCGACAGCTGATTTGAACTGATAATCTCCGAACGCTTCGGATATCATTACCGGATATGTTCCGCCGTCATAAGCCATTACGCCTGTTAATGAATGATAGTACAATACACCATTCACGATTACAGCCGATCTATCAGAACCTTTTCTAATTCCGAAGCACTCAGTGCTGTATAGCTGATATTGACTTGGCATGCTTCCGAACACTTTATGCATATGATGTTCTTTGAAGAAGATTAGATGTGTAGGATATGCAGCGCATCCTGTAAACTCTCCATCCGAACCGACCTCTAGTGCGTATGAATCGTTTGCTAGCGACTGGAAGTAGTTCCAGTTAAGTGGGTCTCCCAACTTACTAGCATAGATTGTGTTGTCCTCACTTCTACAGCCCCACAATCTATTATTGCTTTCCATAACGTAATCAAGGTCTGGGATCTCTCGTGCGAGTTTTACCTCCTCTTCAACATATGACTCCTTAGTTACATCATCACTAGGCATTCTGAACGAGTTTTCGTAAGTGGTTATCGTGCCTCCTTCTATACTTTTGATTACAATCACCGTATTGTTTCCAGGTTGTTTTTTACACCCTGATATCTCAACAGCATCACCAACAGAGAATTCAGATAAATCTGCACCAACTAGATATATGCTGCCTGGCTTAATTGTTGCCGTGGCCTGCACGGATGCGTCCATGTGTTTTACAGTGTTATCTGTAATATCTAGATACACCTTGTCTGGCCATATGCAGATTTTGTTATTATGTGCCACCATAGTTTTAGGCATAATGTTATTTATTCGTTTTTGGTAATCCGTGCCACCTTTAGAGTATTTGATAAGCGTTCTTATCTCTCCATCTACCTCATATCTATCTATGATATATGGCACATTGTTTTTTACGATGATATCTCTTGGATGTTGCACCGGCATATCTATGATATTTCTTGGTGCTCTTTGAGATAACACCGGATACTTATCAGATGACAAGTTATACATATCTCTCATTTCGCCATCATCTATTACAGCGTTTGCGTTATATCCTTTGAACTGCAGCACCGATTGCTTACCGTTCATCTTTGGTTGCATTTCCTTAAATAACATGTTCCCCCCTAGAAGTAATTTTTGATTCTTAAATTCTTTAATCGATTACTTTTGGTGATGTAATAGTTTCTCGCATCTACTGCCCGACTGTTGTACAAACTTAACCAGCTATTAAATGAATCCCATTCTTCCATAGCTTGACAAACCATCGCCGCTACGTAGTATACGTAGATTACATCAAACGGTTTTACAAGCAGCAATTCATCTGTCTGATTCTCACTTGTAATAGGACTTTTCATTTGTTCTGGTTCGATGTCTAATAGCTCTTTCTGTACGATGGTTTCAATTTCATTCACATACGCAAGTTTTTCTTCGTCAGTGCACGTATTCGGGCATCTGTCATTAACCGTTTTGATCACTTCTGCTGTATTCATGTTTAACCCTCATTTACCTTGTTTTTAAGTGATACCCAGTCCACAGCTTTAATGTCTCCACTAGGAATTACGTTTAAAGCTAGTGTCCTTCTTAATTCATTATGCTTTTCAAGCGTGATAAGTTCGTCCTCTTCAATAAACATCAAGCTGCTACCAACTTTTTTATTGATAAAACGTATAAGTCTGTTTACCTCAGTACTTGTTAAAGCGATTTCGTTTTGTGCATTAACAATACTGTCATATTCGAAGCGGTGATATGTATACACTGGTACTGCTAGAGAATAAGATATCTTTGTTGAATCTGTGGCATAGCCTTTTATCCTGATTAGATATTCAGTATTACCGCTAGGTAAAGTTATTGTGAGCTTTGATTTATACTTAGTCGTTATAAGCTTCGTCCACTCTCTTTCACCAATCTTATATTCAACGTCATAGCTCATTTCGTCTCTATCATCGTTTACAAGCCAATTGATAACAGCATCTTTAGTTCTGATAACAGATTCAATACTTTTAATAACAGGAATTGCAACAAACCCCATTTCTCTTGTCTTAACAGTTTCATTCCAAGATTTTATAATCTGAGAATCTCTATAGATTTCAACCACGACTTCATAATCCGTAAAAGCTTTAAGATTCTTTAGGTTTATAGGCGCACTTTCACTTCCTGTTGTAACACTCTCTTCTCTATATTCTGATTCAAACGCAGCTTTATACTTCGCTTTTATGGTGCGTTCCCACCCGGTATTTACCATGTGAGATATGTTTACCTGGATGCTGCTATATGTATCTGATTCAGCTTTTATAACTGCGCTACTTGGTTTAAGTGAATCCGATACAACAGTCTCTTTTAAAACGTTGTCCTTGCGTTTAATGAGCGTTCTAACATCATATCTACAGCCTGTTGTAAGCTTTTCAAACTTCCTCGCCTTAGTACCTATACCTACAGATAGTTCATCTTCTCCCATGTACTGAAAATTTCCTGCACCTGCTGGCCTTATATACCACTCTAGCGTTCTAGTGTATGAAATGTTTGAATTAACCTCTTCAACCGCTATTAGTTCGCTTTCTGTGGTAGTTGTAGTCAGCTCTCCTTTTGCGGTTGGTAGTGTAATCACTGAATCAAACGAAGTTATCTTGTAGCCATCCACGAATTCTTCTACTGATATCTCGTAGTCAGTATTTGACACGAGGTCATTAAGCGTCATGCTACAATCTCTACCGCTGTTAGACACGGTTTTATTTCCAATTTGTTTCCATGCCTCACCTTTTGCCCTGTGCCAAAAGCGGAGCTCTTTTTCATATCCTGTAGGTAGTCCGCTTATATTAACTATCATTCCAGATTCAGTAATATCTTTTAATGTTAATAATCCGGCTGTGCTTAATGGCGGTGCCGGTAAAGCTCCGCCGCTTTCCCACACTCTCTGTCCGTATCTAGGTTTGTTTGATGTTAGTACAATCTTGATATGGGCGTTGCCAGAAACACGTTTAACGGCATAATATGGCGTCGAATTACTAATGCTCGACCATCTTATAGGCTTATTCTGTTTTAACCTCGTAGTGCCCATATATTGCCCGTCTATGTATACTGCCATATCCAGGTACCAACCGTACCAAGACTGCCTATAGTCTAAACCGTGGATATATGTGTTTATACGGTAATACATATATGCGCCATCACGATAATAATCTGTTGTAGCAGTAAGTCTGATTCTGGGACCACTATGTATCACCCATTGATTAAATAGAGTTGTTGCCATATCATCACCTACTTATATACTGCAAAGCATTTAGCCTCACTCCATGCACCGCCAGCATAGTATTTAACCTTACCGCTTACGCTATCTAGCCAGAGCATACTCTTATCTTCCGGTTCAGTTCCTGATATAGCAACTTCCGGCTTGTTTAATACCTTCACTTCCGAGCCACCTATATATAGCAATCCTTTTGACTTATCAAATCCTAGCTGTCCTTCTTCAATTCCATCTTTACCGTTTTTGATTGGATAGATGCCCTTTAATCTAGTTTCAAGACTAGATGAAGTGACAAGCGATGTAACATCGAAGTTACTGCCGGTTATCTCGTTAGCTATCTGCACAAATGCGCTATACAAGTCATCTAAGTATCCTTGTTTCTCCTGGATGTTCTCTAGAATCTTATTTGCCTGCGCAATGATACCTGCGGTTTCGCTTGCTCTTAACTTTTCTGCTCGCTCCCTCGCTTCTTCGGCCGCCTTGTACGTCGATACCTCTTTTACAAGTGCAAGAAGCACCGGATAATATTCTTCTTTCTCGATCTCGGTATTGTCTATGTTTCCATCGGATACGTTGTACGTAAATCTTGATGTGGTCATCTTCTTGCCGTTTGTATATATGGAAATATCCACAAAGTACAAACCTACAAGTTTTGTGACTTCTGGAACCGGCTTATATGTTAGAAATCCTTGCGCCGCATCTTCAACCGTTAAGTGGTCTCCTATGCAATCAACAAAGGCTTTTCCGTCCGGGCGGATAATTTCGATTGTTACAGCGGTATACTCCGAGAAATCGAACGAGCTACTACCATTAAGTAATTTGATATCGATTGCTGCATCATCATCGAACTGCACTAGTCCATTAACAATAATGGACTTCACTTTATTTATATCTACCGTTACGCTGATTCTTTTCATATTGTCTCCTTAATAAATTAAGCGAGAGCCTCAGCCCTCGCTTTACACAGCGTTATAGCTGCCTTATAGCCTATTCTCAAGTTCCTTGTACTGCTGCTGTGCCTCTTCTTCGTAGTCAGCAGCAAGTCCTGCCTGCTTCATTGAGTCCTCAATAACAAGCTGCACCTTTCTCGGTACCATAACCTTGACGCCTCTCTTAATCTGATAGTTCTTGCCGTTAAGTGTAACTACTAGATCATCAGAGTATTTATCTGAATCCTTGAATAGCATAATCTCAACAAGTTCTTCTAGGTAATCATCGCTTACCGTAGCAGTATTTTCAGTAACCTCTTCATCTGCAGTGTTTTCTACCGCCTCAGTAACATCTTCATCTGTCATAGTTTCAACAGCTTCTAGTTCTTCATTCTTCTTTGCCATAATTCTTACTCCTTATATCAATATTGCTAGCCTGCAGAATTACAGGCTAGCTTTATGAATTAGTTTGGATCAGATTCCAGTGTTACGCAGTGCTCGCATCTTACGATGTAAGGGCTGACTAGAAGCTCTGCAGTTTTTGCAGCCTTCCATCCAGCAGTTGCTCTCTGATTGAGTGGATCTGCCGTTCCTGCTGAACCCTTCTGCTTAACAATCATCTCGAGTCCGCCACCTTCAATCTCGGTAGTTCCGTATGCGTTAGCACCTAGGAATAGTGTTCCATAGATTCTAGCTCCGGATGTGCTCTTCTCGTTGAAGATTTTAGCCTCTGTAGACTCGATAAATCTTACTCCTGCAATCTTTCCAACCTCTCCCTCGAAGATTTGAGTTGAACCTGCATACTTCGATGCATCAATCCATGCCGGATCAGACTGTAGGTCGTACGAGGTATCAGGATTGATGATAGCAACGTAGTACTTGTCAATCTTTGGCGCGTTAGCATTCTTAAGAATTCTAGCAGCTCTCTTGACTGTGTCTACCGTTAATTTATCGTCCTTGGTTAATGCCGCTCTTGCCGACTTACCTCCTGCGTAAAGTACATTAGTACCTGAGTGCATAACCTCTCTTGTAACTGTATCAAGTGTTCTTCCTGCCTGGTCAGATAGTAGCTGCTGTGACTCTAGAAGGTTGTTATCTAGTGCCGTGAGAAGCAGCATGTCTGATAGAGTTACGTAATCGCCGTACTGCTTGATTGTTGCAGATACCTCTGTCATCTGGAGCTTTCTTCCGTCCGGTGTTACACCCTCTGTAAGTGGTGTTAGTGCCTTTGGGAACGGCTTGTACTGTCTGAATTTAATAACCTTACCGCCATTCTTTGGAATTGGTCTCTTCTGTGCAAACTGATCGTGAATTAGCTGCGGGCCTGTGAGCCTGATAAGATTTTTATCGTAGTACTCCTTCATATCCGGCGATAGATTGCTATCTGTAGTGATATTTGTGTTTGGATTTCCGAAAAGGAAATAGTCTCTAACGTTCATTGTTCCTCCTTCCTCAGTTAGAAGGTAACGGTTTCACCTCTAGCTACTCGCTTATTGATTCTATCCATATCTTCGTTACTGAGATTGCTAATGTTCTTCTTGACCTTTAGCGGAGCTTTAGACTGCATACCGTTTTCACGTGGTCTCAAGCCTCTTGCTCTTACTGTGTCAATAGTGTTCTTCCTAGTTTCCTTGGTTGCCATCTGAATAGCGCCAGAGATTAACTCCTGTATGTGTGCTGCTTCAAAAGCTTTCCTTACACTCATTCCAGACTCAAGGTAGCTCATGAATTCAGGATTCTCACTAGCCTCTTTCTTAAGGTTGAAGTGTGGATACACATTTCTTAGTTCAGCGGATTCTGATTCCCACTGCTCGTACAGTGCGTCTGCTTGCTCTTTAGCAGCTCTTTTTCTCTGTTCTGCTTCAAGCCTTCTGTTTTCCGCCTCGAGTTTCTTCTGGTACTTGTACTGTTCAACCGATAGCCCTTCTCTTTCTGCTCTTTCTTCTAACAGTTCGCCATCTTTCGCGATTGCCTCTTTGAGTCCGCTAAGATTACCAGGTTCGATATCGTACTTGTCATACAGTACAAATAGCGCATCTTCATATTCACCAAGTCGACTTCTATCTGCTTCTGCGTTCTTAAATCTCTTTAAAAGCGTGTCCTTAACGCGCGCATCGTATAAGTCTTTATACTTTCCTTTGATTAGTTCTTCGAACTCTGCAGATAGGTCTTTGGGTTCATCGGCGTTTTCACCCTCTGATGGTTCATCGTCTGCTTCTTCGCTATCGTCATAGCTGTTATCAAACAAATCATCATCTTTCTTTTCTTCAAGGGCTGTGCCCTCTTCAGCACTGGTAGCGACACCAGTATTACCGCTTGTTCCTTCGCCGCCCTCTCCATCGAAGAGGTAAAAATCTCTATATGTCATTGTTCCTCCTGCGGCTTACCCGCGAGCATTTATCTTTACGGATTTATGATATAAAAAAATTATTTATTATTCGACTACGGCATAATCACTTTGATATTTTTTGGATATCCCTCTTCAAGAATCGTTAACATTTTGCATGCAAATGTATATATGATTCTTGCGTATATCATTTCGTTTACATTGTTTGGATGTGATGTAAAGCTGATTACTACATCGCCAGGCTTGATACTGGTTGAGCTTTCTAATCTTTCGACCATATCCGACACTGTATGTACTAGCGTGCTAATCGCAAAGCACACGTGACTTTCGTCCGCGTGCTCTTTGATATCTAACGTATACGTGATTTTGCCTTGTTCATCTCTCTTACTCGTCAGTTTTGCTAATGTCATGACCTTCTCCTACGCTTGCCTGGTTACTTGCTCTATCTCTGATATTTGCCGCCCTGGTATTAACCGGTCTATCTATACCGCGCCTAGCCTCATATGCGGCAGCGTTTAACTGCGGTGCTACTTCCATTCCTAAAGCCTGCTGCACCTGCGATGTGAATTCACCTGCTCCAACGGTCTGGTCGAGCATTCCTGCCATCTGCATAGCAATGCTAGCTAATTGGTTCAACTTCTCGTTAAGGTTTCCGTTTTCTCCCACCTTCCTGCGGAGCTCTTCCACTCCTTCAAAGTCCATAGCATCTAATAGCATGCCAGCTTGCACGTAGTTATTTGGATTGAATACCCCCATGCCGTACAGCTCTTTGACCGTCTCATTTTGCGACGCTCTATTAAACGCGTTCTTTTTGGCAGCGGAGATTTTAACATCGAATATAGGTTTCTTTACGATTTCTGGCTGTCCTGTTACATCGTCAATCGTTGTTTCTTTAAGCAATGAATTTTCAAAGCTTATAAATTCATACGATCCGCCTTCTCCGTCAATTCTGAAACAACGAGGCTCATCATAGAACTGTCTGATTAATTCTATAATCTGCTTAACTAGCCTAACGTACGCTCTGTACGAGCCACCTATCATGTCACGAGATAGCTTTGAACCTGCCTCTTGCAGTGCTGCAATGGCACTAGCCGCTGTTACACCTGCGGCCGTGCTTCCCTGCGAGAAATCACGATTGCCCGAGGTTTCTTTTAGCTCTTCCTTCTTCATCTCGAGGTAATTCATAACCATTGACGGTAATGGCGTTGTTTGGAACTGCCTGACATTGTCATCGTTTAATTTGCCGTTTATCTCAAAGAAATCTTGTGAGTAATCAGCTAACTGTTCTGGATTTATCCCCGAGTTCTTGTTGACTCCCCATCTAGGTTTACCGACAAGCGCAGCATTCTTTGCGACAATCTGATCCATCTTGTTTATGACCATCTGAGGAGATTTCATAACATCGATATATCCGAAGCCTAGCATTTCAGATTCAACTGGGAATAGGTTATCCACAACGAACGGATATTCGCCTGAAATGTAATATCCGCTCTCTAGATACTCTTCGCAGTTCTCAGATGCAAAGAGTACGTGACCGTCTATAAATTTGCAGTAATGTACTATCGTTCTACCCTCTACAGTCTGTTTGTAGTACCAGTCATATACGACTGTCCTGTTTGATGCTGAATCGTCACGCTCTGTATCGTACTTCACGATTTCAGCACCTGCAGAATTTGATAGCACGCCTTCTAAGTCTGGGTACATCCCTACAAGGATATCGTTATCCACAGCGTCTATTAAAAAGATGTTTGGCGAATCCTGGATATATTTAATTCCTGGCTCCCATAATAGATTCAGAACATCTATTTGTTTTACAGCGATATCACCAGCGCCGTTATCTCTTGTGTTATCCCAGTACGTAGCGTATACGCAAAATCCTTGCTTTAGTTTGTACCACCAAGCGTCACTATATATCTGCTGGAAGTCGCAGTTATCTAGTATGCACGGTACTATCTTTGATAGTGACAGCGCAGAACCTTTGTCACTCTCTTCACGTGGAAGTAGGTTAGGCATAGGATAATTATCCATAGCATCAGCGTGTTTATTAGCAAGTGAGTTGAACATCCATGCACTTTCAGGCTTTGGATCGTTTTCTTTTCCTTGTGCATCGCCTATGACTTCCCACTGTTTGAATTGCCACCATTTTTCATTCTCGACGATGCGCTTTTTGAACTTCTCAAGATTCTGCTTGTACTTTTCGTATGTGTTTTTCGCCTCTCCTATAACCTCTTCATCAATGATTCCTTTTCGGCCATAGTTCGGGTCCCACTCTTTGCCTTCATCTTCGTTAAAGGCTCCGTAATCCGCTTCCGGCTCTTCCTTCGCATCTAGTGATGTTGGCTCTGGTTCCTGCTCTATATAGTCTGGCTCTTCCTCTTCATCTTCGATAGGTTCTTCGGCTGCTTTCTTTGGGTCTATTCCTAGCCTCTTCATTAGCTGCTTATCTCCCTCGACTTGCGCGGGATCTTCTCCGGGCTCGTCATCTTCTGGCTGCTCCTGGTCTCTTAATGGCTTAGCCTTTTCAACTTCTTTAGCGTTTTGCTCTTTTAGTTTCTTCTTGTCTTTCATAATTGCTCCTTACATGTATTTGAAAAAGTCGTATCGTCCTAGCTGTGCAGGAATCATATTTAATGGGTCGTGTGTTCCGTCTGTTCCCTCGTATAGCTTTGCTCTGGCGTCTCGTCGCTCATTTATAGGTGACTCCATGCATACATATCTCCACTCGTCGTATATGTGGTCTTCCATTTCAGTATTAATATCTTCTACCTTGGTTTCGCTGTATATTAGTTCTGGTACTGTCCTTATAAAGTCCTTGCAGTTTGAAAAGCAGTAGAACATTGGTATTCCGTTCTCGTCGAAAGCTAATCTATAGTGGCACTGCATTTTACCGGGTATTCGTGTATGGTCTCCCTTCTCCCAGTACACACCAGCTTCCATAAAGGAATCGGCTATCGATTTACCGCCGTTTTCCTGGAATATTGCAGGGTCTGCAACTGCTGATATAGTTCTACCTTTTAAATTCGGATCTGATTCCTCGATTTCTTTTATTGCCTTCGCAATTTTTTCAGTAGTCCATTTAACGCCAGTATTTGGCTGGTCTGTACAGCCGTATAGTTCGTTGATTCTATATAGCCTATTGTCGTTATCTACTGCGTACCAACCTACACTAAATGGCTTTGAGTATCCCCAGTCAAAACCTCTGAATATTCTCCATGTTTCTGGAATCTTGAACGGACTTATGACGTGCGTCCACTTACGGTCTAAATAGTGTTCTATCTCGTCATTCCATTCTGTGAATACTTGTCCGCTAAATGAATTCCAGTCTCCGTATAATAGCGCTTTCTTGTCTGCTTCCGGGAGCATAGCTAGATTTGCGATATAGTACGGGTCGTTTTCTAATAGCTTTTTGTTATCAAAGACTGTTGATGGTACAAACATGCGGCTACGTACGCGCTCTATTAGCTCGCCTGTTGGGGTAACGATTTTATATACTCCCTTAATACGCGTCATAGGCGGCGCAGGTGTTATAAATCTCTTTTTCACCCAGCCGTGACCAACTCCCCCAGGGTTCGCGCTAGCTCTTATATATACTCTCGTTCCCGGCGCAGTAGGCCTATTACGTGACATTAGATACATGTACTGCGTACGCGTAAAATGCGTTAGCTCATCGAATGCGATAAAGTCGTATGCTTTACCTTGATAATTGTATTTGTCTGTTTCCCTCTGCAGATTTCCGAAATATATTTTCGCTCCGCTCCCAAACTTCCAGACGTATTTTGATTCGTTGAATTTTGCGCTCGGAAATGCTTTTGAATATAGATTTATGGATCTATCCATAAGCTCCGAGAGCTGTGGGAATGTTCTACGAAGTATTAAGCCTTTATAACTTGGTATATGTACTTGCCTTAGTGCTTCGCATAATATGGCGTCACTCTTTCCGCCTCCAGCTGCACCGCCATATAGCACTTCATATTCCGGGCGGCTCATGAATACTTTTTGACGTGGCTGCGGCTCCCATGCTATTTTCATTCTTCGACCTCCGCAACCTCTTCATCACTTAAGTTAACAAGTACGATGCTTTCAGCCTCTTCAACGCTGATATTTTTGTTTTCTGCCTCGGCTTCAAGCAGCTTAACTTTTCTTTCTTCGAGTCTAATTCTTTTCTTTGCAAGCTTAAGATCTTCCTTTTCTTGGAATGTAAGAATAGTCTCCATTGACCGCCTCATTTTTTCAATTGCTTGTAAAGCGTTTGCAGCATCTTTTACCTGTTTAAAATCTGTTCGCTTAAATTTTTTCTCAACAGTTTTCTTTGATACTGGAAAGCCATCTGAATTGTATTCAGTTTCTTCAACCAGATATCTATTGAACTGCTTTGGATCTAATAGAGCGTCGCTCATTATATTAGACAAGTTATGTACTATGCCTATTTCTTTAGACAAGTCTATAGATTCTAATTTAGATACGCGCTCTACAGCTTTTCCGACAGTATCTGATACATATTTCCTGCGCTTTTCTTTCCACTCGTGACGGCGTGCGTATTCTGAAACGGTGCGCGCCGATGTTTGGTATTTAGCAGCTAGTTTTGCGTATGATGTATTTGTTGTTATGTATTCTACTTCGAGCTTGTTCCAATCCATGATTTCCTCCAGCTTTATTATGCCTATCGATATGCGTTTTTTCGCCTGCTTCAAAATTTTTTAAAAAAGTTTTGAAAAGGTGTTGACAAGGTGTTAATGTGGTGGTATACTTTAGACAAGCTAAAGGAAGAGGTAAGTAAAACATGGATAAACGAACAGCACACATACACTTAAAAACTACCCCGAGAATTAAAGAAGCTGCCACAGAACTAGCAGCAAAGGAAGGCAGAACGCTAAGCAACTTTATAGAATCTCTGTTAGTTGAGCAGATTCAAAAAAACAAAAAATAAAAAATCGAGCCGTTGGAGCGGCTCGAACACCCTAAAAATTACCACCCCTGATAATTAAAAGGAGCTATAATTATGTTAAACGAAATTACAAAGAAAATCAACTGCAAAGAATATCTGAACTCGCTAGATTGCTGGTATGGAATTAGACCAAACGGTGAAGAGTATTACACGGCTTACTGGTTCATGAAAGATTCTGACGGAATATCATCCGTTCCATATGCAGGAGATCTTGAAAACGGTGTGCGCATTGGAGCTTTTGAAACTAAAGAGAGCGCAATTGAAAAGATAAAGCTATCTGCTGCACCTGATAGGGCAATAGTATTATATGAGCGCGAGAGCTCGGAGGTTGGCAGCGATCTATACTTTTCATTCGCACCACAAGAAATTATAAAGGCAGCCTAAACTAAAACGAGGGCATCCCCTCGTTTTTTTCTTGCTTAAAAATAACTCCAGCCCGTAGCGCCTATCTCTATTCCTACTTGGGCATTAAGCATTATAAATATAATGCCGTCCATTAATGCGTTCATTTCTTTTCCACCTTTCCGCTTTTTGCATCAAAAATTAATTCGCTATCTCTATACTTATCCACAAGCTCGCTAATGTTCGCCATACTGAGATTGTTCTCATGCATTAACGCTAGGATTGTTTTTTCATTGATTGCAACCTTTTTTCTATCCAGCATGAGCTGCCTTGTGAGTCTGTTTATATCTTTTGTTTTGATATCAAGAGCATTCTCGTAATTTTCTTTTAGCTTATTTTGACTATTCTTTTCTCTAGCTAATCTCCAAACGAGCGTGGATATTTGATTCCTCATTTCATCCGCATAAACTTCATGCAATCTTAATTCTAAATCCGGGGAATCTTGATAGATTTCGTAGCACTCAAAAAGTTTCTTGGCGTATCTACATTCAGTGCCCCCTTCTTCACATTTTTCAATCTGTTTTCGGTGTTTTTTCTTTGTATCAAAAAAATGCATGCAACCTTCACATGTGATTGTGTTTTCTTTATGCGCCATAAAAAAAGGGCATTTAATGTAATAGCTCATCATTCCCTCCTCATTCTGATTAGCACGCTAAATCCGAGGCCGTCCCCTGGATCTTCTGAAAAGAATCCGACTTGCCTGCCGTCGTGTTCAACTATGCAATCTGTGAATACGTATTTAGTTTTATTATTTTTATTTATCAGCTTTGAAATAAATCTTCCGTCTCCTGGATCGTTTATGATTCTCTCTACTTGCCCCCTTGTAAATGTTCTATCTGAAACAATCGGTTCTGGTTTTTTTAAACCTAAAGAACCGCCCCAGCATCTTTTGCTTTTTCCTTGCCTTGCCATATACAAGGCTTTTCCTGTAATTCCTGTTTCGCTAAATCTCAATTTATCTGTATTGCAGTATCCCGCCTTCCACTTTTTTTCTAGGACATCTCTATCTGCTCCCTTAAAAATCATGTGAATGTGGCACCTTGCCTTTGAACCTGTGTCATCTCCTTTGTGATTGGAAATTACATACACAAATTCAACATCTTCTTTTCCGCGCTTTGCCATTTCATATCTAACACGACGTGCATAGTTTCTAACGTCTCTTAACGCTTCATCTCTGTTAGCCGGAAGATGTGCATCGTCGTATGTAGCGTCTACGCTGTAATCACCCTCAGTGAAATTAAGATTGCACAGCCTTGCAAAATATCTCTGTGCTCTTTTAGAGTTGAGATTTTTTTGTGCCGGTGTAGATTCTTTTACCTTTCTTGCTCTCTCGTATTTTCTTTTTCTTGGCGATACATTAAATATTTCTATTTCTTGATAATTTCCGCAGTTATATTTTTTAGTTCTAATCATATCTATATTTTTCGCTAACTTGTTAATACTCAATTGAACTTTTAAACCAGCTCGTAGCTGGTGATTGTTTTCTCATTTTTTTATGTTTTCTTCATATATATATGAGGCGGCGAATATGACTACTTAATTATGTTGTACTCTTATATGTATATTTATTTTCAGAAAGGATCTTTATGTTCGCCGCCGTCATAGCAATTTAGTTATATGAATATCCAGTATAGAATCACTAGGCATCCTGCAGAGATAAGTAAGTCTGCTGCTAGATATAGTTTGTTTGCTTTTTCCATTTTGTTTAGCGCAGTGAAGAGCAGCGCATTTACTCCTGCAATAATTCCTAATATCCATAATGTAAGTATTAAGTCGATCATTGTTTACTCCTATATATGAAGTAGCGGACGTTGGTTTGAGAGATTATCATTTTTACATCATTGTTTGCCTTATAAAAATAACTTATGGTGTCCGCTACTTACATAGCACATTATTTCTATGTTGTTCGCTACGTTTGACAGTTCATACCTCTTTTAAATCATCATTTGATTTGTTTGCTTCTTAACTCGCTTGATATCGATTTTGTCGTTTTTTCTCGATATTGTTATTTCGCTGTTGGCGATATTGATTTTGGACTTATCAATTACACTTGCCCTTATGAGTTCACATGTTCTCTTCACTAGTTCGATGCCAGAATTACACAGCGGCTGGAGCTGCATCTCTCTTGATTGTTCGCCACACAGCATTTCTACATTTGCATTCATTAATCTATGCCACTTCTCTTCACTCTCGCAATCACATCTTGTTGTTGCGATTTCATCCGCTTCCTCTTGCGTGTCTGCTGCAACTAAATGTAGTTGCCCGCAATCTTTGCAAAATCCTTCCATGTTGTACTCCTTTCTATATACAAAACACGTTCCTACATTTCGATACAAACGTTCTGCCACTTTTTGTATGCGTCAAGATAGCACTCATTTTTATCTCCGTTGTAGGTAACCTCGTAATACATACCGTCTGGCACGTTGGTGCTGAGTAATGCTTTCGAATTCTGCAATGCTTTGCAGAACCATACGATAAATACATCTTCTGTTGTGATTTTTCCGTTTTTATCTGTTGATTCCACTCTGTCGTTATAATAATTTCTTACAAATTCTTTACACTTCTTTATAAATTTCCTTTCGTCCATTGTTGTTTCCTTTCTCGATTACCATATCTGTTCTATTTTTTTCTGCTTTAGCATTTTTAATTCAAAATCATTGAATTTTTTATATTTATTAAAAATGCAAGTTGTGATAAATCCATCATCATCGGTTACAACTTCTGCGCCCGATTCGCATTTTGGGCAAGCGTATATGGTCATTGGATATCCGCATGAATGATAATCATTTACGGATACCATTTTTGTATTGCAACATAAGCACTTCATTTCTAACCTCTTCATTAATAATTCATATATAGCGTTTCAGTTCTCTGCCTTGAGCACTCGGCTGTAGTTGATTTATGTTCTTTTCTCCAACCTATCAACTCTGTGTTATACAGCTCATTTTCGTATGCAGAAATCATGATTTTGCAATCGCTCTCTTTGACAATTTGCAGCAGTTTCACATGCTGCTCATCTGTCATTTCGTGATTATATTGATTCTTTTTCTTTCTCGTGTCCTTCATGTACGGAGGATCTATATAGATAAAAGTATTCTCTCCGTGCATATCTTTGATTAGCTTTAATGCATCAACTTGTTCAATCTGTGCGTTCTTTAATCTCTCGGCAGCGAATTGTATCGCCTCTGGTAGTTTCGCCCATGCTTTAGCAGGATTTGGACTAGTGTCACCTATCCCTCGCCTATAGCCTGTCTTGTAAGTGTTCCCACATCCGAAGCCTTGCCAACATTTCACTGCAAATCTGCGCGCTTTTTCCAAATCTGATATAGGTTCGTCATTAAATGCGTTCGAGTACTCAATTCGTGAGTATGGTGTGGCATCTATTAATCTGCTGAATTCTTCCGGCTGTTCTCTTACGACCTTAAAAAAGTTATAGATATCATCGTCGATGTCATTCAAAATTTCATTGTACGCAGGTTCTTTATTCAAAAACACCGCCCCGCTTCCTAAAAATGGCTCACAATAGACCTTGTGGGGTGGTATGTGACTCACTATCCACGGAGCTAATCGATTTTTAGCTCCTGGATACTTAAGCAGCGTTTTCATTTTGTATTTCTCCTTAGTTATCAAGATTTATAGTTCGCACTTCCTAATTGGCATCCACGCTACAACGCCGTCTACACATTCGTCAGTTCCACCAAGATACACGCAGCCGTTTTCATCTTTTTCGAAGTAATCCACCCATACATTGTCACCATCTGTAACAAGTACGTCCTCTTCATAACTTGGTAAATTTTCTAATATATAATCCCACCCGAGTTCTTTGTATTCTTCCTTTTCCTCGTTAGTTAGTGGTCTTGTTATTATTTTTCGCCAAGGTTCAAGCTCTATTGGTTTTTCTGCAATTAGATTCTCGCAATCCTCTTTTAACCAGCGCTCTATTAGCGCTTCGCACATTTCTATATCATTAGCACAGGATTCACATTCTCTATCACAAACCGTAAACTCTGTTTCGCCATCGCTCACCTTGCGTAAAAACTTGGCAAGCTGCCATGTTTCCATTTCCTGAATTAGTTCATAATTAGTCATTTATACCTCAGTAGTTTTCTATCATGAATTTTGCCAACTCCTGATATTCATCTTCTGTTAGCATTGCTCTTTTAAGTGGTGTTCCGTCTTTATCAAAAGTTCTTATTTCATATCCCGGTTCTTTTCCATACCAGGATATTTTTATAAGTTTCTTTTTTCTGCCCTTGCTATCTGTCGATAGTGTGGCTAGCTCTTCTATGATTTTGTAGTCCATTTGCTGTTCCTTATCAGTTGTCTCTTTAATGCATCAGCACACGCCTTACATAGTACGTGCACTTCTTGCTTTCCGTCTGGATTTTCTAGTGTAAGTATTTCTCGCTTCTCTCTTGCGGTACCGCAACCGCAAAGTTCACAGTAATTTATATTCATTAGTTCTCCTATATGTAATGTCTTTTTATGCCGTACTCATTAGCGGCCGCTTCTTCAATCCTGCAGCCTTTAGCTTCTTCCCAGCCCGTAGCAAATACCGCCATATCTGCAGTAGATAATAGTTTTAGTGATTCTGCTAGATAGTATAGTGATTCCGATTTCACGTTCTTATCTTTGATTTCTTTTTCAACCTTGTTTTTATCTAGTACCGAATCTATAAAGATTGCCGCAGGGTTAATTTCTCTTTTAATTCTTTCTTTAATCATTGTTCTTTCTGCAGCTATCTCTACATCTGTTTTGTCAGCCATTGGCTGTGATATAAAAAATAACTTAGGTAATCTTTCCTCAAGTTCCCGTTTTATATATGGGGGTATATTATCTTCCAGTGGGTCATTTGTTCCGTAGTAATTTATTCCGTAGCACATGTTATTCCTCCTTAAAACATTTCTGGTTCTTCGCCTTCCCTGGCGCGTATTTTGTCATATTCTTCTTCTCTAGCGTTTATCTCCGCTTTTAGGTTTTCGTTAGCTTGTTCAATCATTCTTTTTGTTTTAGCGCTTACCTTTTTAGCAATATCTTCGTTTTTAGAAATTGTTCTTTCAGCAGCCCTATTCGCATATACCAGCATTCGCATTTTTTCTCTTCCTGCTGGATCGTAGGTGCAGCGCCAATCATTACAGTATTCGCATTCATTACAACATTTACCACAGATGGTCCCCTTAATTCGCCTGCACCAGCGAAACGACCTGTTGTCATTTGGTGCTCCGTGTTCGTGTCCGCACCTGTCACACACACATCCTACGTTTACCATCTTTTCCTATCTACTTCCTCTAAGATTCCTGTTATTTCTTTTCTAACTTCTTCTAGCTCTTCATAAGTCATTCTGAGGTAGCCATTTGACGCACTCAGAATTAAGAATTCTTCCTTATTTGCTACATAAGCAAAGCCTTTTTGTTCAGACTCATATGTTAATGTGTCATCGATAGCATCCGCCTTGTGCAGAATCTGATTTACATTTAAAGCTATGCTTGGAATAGTTGTAGTTGCTTTCCATCTACTCATAAATAGTTCCTTCCTATAAGGATCATCCAGTCATTACGCGCTTGCTCTGGTGTCATTCCTTCGTCTATCTTTTCTTCTTCGTATTTCTTTTGATAAAAGCGCCTTAGTTTAGTGTTCTCTTCTTGTGCCCATTCGCTGCAGTTCATATGAAGCTCTTCGTGGTGCTCGTGGCACACGTCCACTTGAAAGCCTAGATCTATACTTATTTGGCGGTTAGACCCTCCGAAAACTTCGTGTCTTTCGGCATAAGGTTTTCCGCAGTACGCGCAGAATCTACTTGCTTTATCCTTATATCCATTTTGTTTCTTCTTTTTCTTCCTGGTCTGCGGCTTTGGAAAAGCGCATGTTTTGTAATATTCCATCATTTGGCTAGTCTCCTAATCGAATGTAATTGTTTGCAATTCTTCATCGCTCCAAGGTTCTATATTTGACAACACACTATTTTCTTCGCATACTTCTAGTCTAGGTTCTTCATGATCAGTAAACTCTCTAGTAATAGCTGATTCGGATACAATTCCTTTAAAATATTTTCTTCGTCTTTCAATATCCATGTCGCGCCTCTCTTTGTACAGTTACCTTGCCATTCATGCGTTTAAGATTTACATACCCATCTGATGTTGTTATTTTTGCTCCTGCAATCGTACCGCTATCGACCATTTCATGCGCTAGCTTAATCACTTTGATAATGCAAGGTTCAATAGGTTTAAACTTATCCACGTTTAACCTCGCTTTTATCTGCACCCTAGCGCATATAGAAATATGTGCAGCATAGGAAATAGCAGTGATAAACAGATAGTTCCGATTAGGTTTATTACCTTGAAGTTACCTTCCTCGTCCGAAAATATGTCTTTGAATAACTCTTTATTGCTCATTACATGCTCCTGTTCTTGTAGATTTTGTCTGCTACATCCCCTGCAAAATATTTCTTGCTTCTTCCGTCCGGCAAGCACTCAACGCCATTCATTAGGTCTCTTACACTTGCACGGCTAATTTTTAGATATCTTGATATATCTGATATAGTCGGAAAGCTACCATATTCTTTTTTAAGATCGTTTAATATTGCTTGCCTATCCATTTTTATTCCTCTTCGTGTTTGGATCTTTCTATATCGAATCCATCTGGGTATCTTAGCTTTAGCTTTGCTAGATTGAGTTTTGCGACTGATTCTAGTGGCACACCTGCGTTATATGCGGTTATGGATAAGTACCAAAGAACATCGCCTAGTTCATTAATTAGTTCTCCCACATCTGCATCATGCCCTCTAAATGTAGCCTTATTGATTTTGCCGACCACTTCCCCGATCTCTTCGCACATTCCCATTACAGATTCGATTACGCCCACTTCTTTTCCTGTCCTCAGCGTTTCATGCTGATAGTCGTTTAGCGTCATTTTCTGTTCATAGTTAATCTTTGCGATTAAGAATCTCGGTAGTTCTTCTTCCGGGATATCCTGGATATCTACGCGCAGTGCCTTATCTCCGTATGACAGTAGGACTTCGTCCTTATCTGGTGTAACGATTATCATGTCGAGGTCCTTGCATGTATTCATTGCGTGTAGGGTGTCTCTTATTGCTGTACAGATAATTTGTCTTGTGGTGTTTGTATCCATTATGTTTTTCTCCTATTTTTCTGAGTTGTTTAATATGTAATCTCCTTACAGGCTGTTATAGTAGCCGAGTTTTCAGAAAGGAGATTGTTTAAAATGGCTTGTGATTACGAACTAACCTTGCAGATTGCTAAAGACATTACCGTTGCTGCACTATCCGTATCGAACGTCACCTTTACGGGTAAAGAAGATGGCGAAGTTATCGGAGAGATGTTTACAGAAATCCACAAGGCTGTTGTTGAGGCTAATGAGGCTGTTATTTTAAAAAATCAAAATCTCTCTTATTAGCCTTTAATTCTCAGTTTTGCAAGAGGCTCGACTAGCTGTGCAATTTCTCTTGTACACGCACCCTTTGACAGTTGAGCCTTTATTTCATCAGCTAGCAACTCTTGTATCTCAGCAACAATTCGAGCTTCTTTTAGTACATAATCTGAAAGAGTTATATTTTTTCTTCCACATTTAGAACTCTTATTAGCCGTTAATTCTTCAATTCTCTTTTTGGCATTGTGTAATTCTTCTCTTGTACGAGCTAGTTCAATCTTGGTTTCTTCTAGCGTTTTTTCTGTGGCTCTTAATTTGACGATTGGTGATTCCATTTCACTTTCCTTTCTTAAACCTCTTCAGGCTTATCTGTCTACAGATTTAGTTTTCTAAACCTAGTGGCAAAAAAAATATTTATCTATATCTGTTTCTGGAATATCTAGCAATTTCATAGCTCTGCTCATTTCAGCCTGGCTCCATTCCGCATTATTGTTCAACTTAAGCGATAGCGTAGATCTGCCAATTTCTAAAGCATCCGCAAACTTTTCGAACGTGGTGTACTTGGTTTTAATGCGTGATTTAAGGTTTGTATAATCGTAATTCATCACTTTCTCCTTTGTTTAGTTTTCTAAACTATATCGCACATTATTCCGTCTGTCAACACTTTTGTTTAATTTTCTAAAAAATAATGTTTGATTTTCTAAACTGCTTGTGTATAATGGTATCACCTTAAGCAGAAAGGAATTTACGATGGATATAAGAACTAAGAGATTAAATGAAGCTTTTCACGCTTCTGGGCTCTCGCAAAGCGAGCTTTGCGAGAAAGCCAATATAAATAAAGGTGCGTTATCTTCCTATTTGTCTGGAAGGTATTTCCCGAAACAAATCGCATTAGAGAAGTTATCATCTGCATTAAACGTCTCTATTTCTTATTTGATGGGGTTTGACGATAGTTCACAAAAGAAAGTATCTTCTCGACCTCTTCCATCTAACATCATTCTGCCTTCAGCGCACAAGCTCCCCATTATGGGTACTATATGCGCAGGAGATGGTGTTGTATGCGAAGATGATTACCAGGGTACGTTTATAGTAGATATAGATGTTAAAGCGGATTACTGTTTGAAGGTGCACGGTGACAGTATGATTGGTGCCAATATCTATGATGGAGATATTGTCTTTATTTCAAAGTCTTATGATTTTGTTCAAGATCAAATATATGCGATTGAAAGATTAGATTACAACGAAGCTTCTTTAAAGAGAGTTACGCAGGATGGCGACACGTTGATACTTAACCCTTGTAATCCTGAGTATCATGCGATGGTTACTGACTACGAAGAAGTGAGAATAATCGGGCGATGTGTCGGAGTGCTACATAAATATGTATAGGAGGTTTATATGGAAGGTTTCGGTAACATTATTCTATATGAGATTGAAAATAAGCAAGAGACTGTTTCTGTTACATTTAAAGATGAAACCTTTTGGTTAACTCAAAAGGCTATGTCTGAGTTATTCGGTTGTTCATCAGATAACATATCTTTGCATTTAAAAAATATATTCTCTGAAGGCGAATTAATAAAGGATTCAGTTACCGAGAAATTCTCGGCAACTGCTTCAGATGGGAAAAATTATTTAACGCAGTTCTATAATCTCGACGCTATTATTGCTGTAGGATATAGGGTCAATTCAAAGCAAGCTACTCGTTTTCGTCAATGGGCAACTGCCACACTTAAAGAATATATTACTAAAGGTTTCGTACTAAACGATGATATGTTGAAGAACGGAAAGCCTTTCGGTAAGGATTATTTTAAAGAGCTTCTCGAAAGAGTTCGTTCCATTCGTGCCAGCGAAAGAAGAATATATCAGCAAATAACTGACATATATGCAGAATGCAGCATAGACTACGATAGGCAGTCCCCTACTACAAATGATTTCTATGCTATGATTCAAAACAAATTCCATTATGCCATTACTGGTAAAACCGCAGCTGAAATCATATATTCAAATGCTGACCATACGAAGGATCATATGGGACTTGCTACTTGGAAAAATGCTCCGGATGGACGGATATTAAAAAAAGATGTTTCTGTTGCAAAAAATTATCTTTCTCAAGAAGAAATACGAAGGTTAGAAAGGACTGTTTCTGGATATTTTGACTATATAGAAGATTTAATTGAGCGTGAAAATACGTTTACGATGGAAGAGTTCGTAAATAGCGTTAATGCGTTTCTCGCATTTCGCAAGTATGATATTCTGCACGACAAAGGAAGGATTTCAAACAAGGCAGCTGTTAACAAAGCTAATGAAGAATTTGATATATACAATAAGAATCAGAAAATCTTTTCGGACTTTGATAAGGAAATAAAAAAACTTAAATAACACTGCGTATTATATTTGCAATCAAACCATAGCGGTAACTTCACCGCATTGGTTATTGCTCGTGATTTGCTCGTGATTTTGTCAATTTGGTATTGTGCTTCGTTGGCTAAATGCTTGAATTTCAATGGATATATTTTTTCTTTATGCTCGTGATTTGAAAGGTGGTATTAACATGGGTAGCACATCAGAGAAAATTAAATGGGCGTTATTTGATTACATATTTCCTACAGCATTTATGTTCTTGGCTATATTTAAGCCGGAATATTATGTTTTATCGGCTAACTATCTTGTGTTTGCTATGCTCACTGTCGGTTTTTTTAATTCGCAAGGTCCATTTCTTTATATGTTTATATTTCCTGTGTGTGGGCTTTTCATAATTCCTGGATATTGGCACCTAATTAATTTTAATTATGAACTTTTTGCAACAGTAGGGGGTCTTGCCTGCTTCCCTGTTGGTTCCTTTTTAATTAATAGTTATGCTGCGAGGGCTTGATGAAAAGATATAAATTTACTAAAACATTTACATATGACGGTAAGCGGTATTACATCCGGGCAAACTCTGAGCTAGAGCTTGGAATGAAATATCAGAAAAGGCTCGAAGATCTTAAGGCTAACCATGTGATTATTAATTCTAATATGACACTTGGAGACTGGGCGAGGAAATGCGTTGAGACTTACAAGACTAGTTCTAGCGAAGATGCTCGTGATAGGTATTTAGATTTTACAGAGAAATATATAGTTAGTGAGATTGGTCATTATAAGCTTAAGGATGTACGCCCTATAATGTGCCAATCTCTTATTAATAAGTATGAGGGTATGAGCAAATATACTATAGGGCAAGTGTATCAGAAGCTTAATTTTATATTTAGAAAAGCCGTAGATAATGGTTTGATTAATTCTAATCCGGCTGCAGATATATCTAAACCTACAGGCACATTAAATAAAAGACGCTCTCTAACCTCTGAGGAGCAAGAGATATTTGTTAAATGTGCTTTAAAACATCAGTACGCTATATACTTCATGCTTATTTATCTATGTGGCTGCCGCCCTTCCGAGGCAGCAAAGATAAAGTATGAAGATATAGTTGTTAGTAAAGAGCGTAAATATATTCACGTACGAGGAACTAAGAGCGCAGCGGCCGATAGATATGTACCTCTTCCAGATATGTTAAGTGATTTACTCACCGGATCTACTGGCTATTTAATCACTACATCACAAAATAATACTTTATCCCATAAAAAGAGATTGTTTGCTTGGAAAAGTCTCGTGCGAGATATAAATATAGAGATGGGCTGCAAAATGTATAGGAACCAGCTTATACCACCTTATCCTTTCGGCGATGATTTATCCACGTATTCACTCAGGCATACGTATTGTACCAATCTGCAGAGGAAAGGTGTTGATATTCGTACCGCTCAATACTTAATGGGGCACTCTGATATTAAGATGACTGCTAATATCTATACACATACAACATTAGATAGTCTAGATGATAGTTGGGATATGATTAACGCAAAGTAAAAGTACACGCTCGTGCGTGTACTTTTTAATAATCGTATTCTTTTGGTAAAACTAAATACCCTTCTTTGTCTCTATATCCGATTACTTCGCATCCTGAAAGGTCTATGTCTATTTCTTTCTTATATTGGTTTATCCCTGCGCTTATCGAGTTACCCACCTTTTCCCAGTCAGAGCGGATATTTTTCGCATCTAAAGACGGATCTAGTCTTTTAACAACTTTATTGTGGGAAGTCGAGTATCTTACCTTCTTGTTTTTATTGAAGAATCTAGAAATCCTATCTTTTAATTTCAT